CTGTTAACCACATCTGCAAGCCACCTGGCTTCTCGCCCATCTTGATCTGTAGACCTTCTTTGAGTACTGTGAAAATCGCAGTCTCGTGGAAGTATCCGCCTACTAGAACGCTGAATGGACCTGAACTCAAGAATGTGCGTGAAGCAGTTGACAAGAATGTAGTGAACATTACCATGCAACCATAGACTGATTCAATACGACCAGTTGATAACAATTCGTTACCAAGTGCTGATAGGTTTGAACCACCTGATTGTGATACTGCACCACCAGTCAATTCTGCTAACAAACGATTCAATGAAGAACCAACTTGTCCTGCTACAGAACCTTCTGCGTCACCATTGCTGTCCAATACGATGATTGGAGTGCCTGGCAAGCGAGCGACTTTGTAGTTTTGCTTGACTAAACGAATTAAGTCAAGAACGCTGGCTGCGCTGAATCCTGCAGTTCCACCAGCGCCTGGTGTTACGTTAGTTCCTGATTCAGCAAGTTCCATAGCACCTAACTGAGTTGGACGAGCAAAGCCGTCTGCTGGTGTTGGGCTATAGTTAGTGTTACCTGGTGTTGCTTTGAAATCTGTGAATGCTTCGCAAACACGGATGTCAACTTTTTCACCATATGATTCACCAAGTTCAGCACCTAGTGTTGCGGCTAATTCGAATGATGTAGTCCATGCGTAGAATACGTCAAACGCTGTAGCGGCAACTGCTGGAGTTGCTGTGATGCTTCCCTGACCTAGAGCAGGATTCTGCTCGACGGCTAGAGGAGGTGAACCGAAACCATCACCACCGCTTGAACCGGCTGGGTTATAGTCTTGGTATGTGATTGGTGCGAAATTAGGCACCAAATATTGGTTACCCTGATTAGGGGCAACGACCTGTGTAAACTCTACGAGTCCTGTGCTTTCATGCATGGCGCGCAGAGCAAAGTTTGCAATAGCAGTTGTGAAGCCATCGGCTTCATTATTGCTACCACCTAGAACATATGCCATTTTAATATCTCCTTAAGTTGGCTTATACGATTTTCCTGCTTGCAGTCGATACAGTAGCACTAACGCCAGCACTCTTTAGACCAACACGCTTACCTAAGCCCATCTTCTGTGCCCATGCATTGAAGGCAGCAGGATCTTTGCTATAGTCAGGTATTGAATCAGGTGGTGCACCAGCAAACTGGCTCTGTCCTGGACGCAAACCGGAACCGCTTGAAAGATTATTTTGCTTGAGTAACTTAGGATTACCTTGAGCAACTTCTTCTACCAAGCCCTTTAGACTTAATGGATTACCGTCCATACCATATCGTTCTTGACCCTTCTGATTGATGATTGCATAACTGCCATCACGCTTGAACTGTAGATTGCTCTTGATTTTTTGCAATGCATAATCTTGTAAATCATTATCGAATCTATCGCCCATGTTGCGTAATATCTCAGTATCCAATTCTTTCATACGTAATGCTCTGTCTTTTTGAGCAAGATCACGCTGAAGTTTCATGAACTGATCACGTAAGTCGGTACTGTCGTCACCTGCTTCACGCCCCATGCGTGATTCTATTGCTGGCTCTGACTCCACTGGCTGTGCGTTGCCACCGCGTTGACTACTAGTTCGTGCGACATAGGCTAACGCTGCCTCTACACTTTCAAAGTTTTGACCGCTTGCTTGTGACAATGCGTTCAATATTGAATTTGTGGTGCTCTTGCGAATAGCACCTGCCTTCATAGTAGTCTCTGCATCATTTGTAACCTCTTCTGCTTGAGGGGCACTAACGGAACCATCGAGATTTTCTAACATTAATTTTTTCCTTTTGTGTTATATCGTAACAAACGAATTATCTACCTGTGTTAATTCCCTGCAATTGTGTTGCAATCGCCTGGTTTGTGTAATAACTCTGACCAGTATATGTCACAGGTGTGCCGATGCCTACGTCATTGTAGCCATCGCCATAATCACCTGCGCTATCATATTCTGTGTCATCGCCATACATTGGTTCAGTCTCGCCAAATTGTTCTGGCGTGCTGATCTGATCACCAAGATCACGACTCAATACTTGTTCGTTATCTTGTGTCATTAAATCTTTTACTTGTGGATCTGTGATAGTATCAATATAAGCCTGCTCATACTGCGGGATCTTTTCAGCAGGTGCGAGCATACCAATAATTTCTTTTGTGATGAGACTATCAATGATAGGATTATTCTGCACCATTGCTTTAGCCTGACCCATGAGGGCTAATCTATAGTTCGTGTCATGTGCTTCATAATCTGTATTGTAATGCACTTCACCTGCCCAACGTACACCCATGAATCGTGCGGCATAAGTGAATATCAATTCTTCAGCGACTTCCATCAAGCGGGCTTTGCTCTTTGCGAGTCTATGTAATGTTTTTCGTTCCTCTATGATGGCGATACCGCTAGCGATTTGATTTTTTGTGTTGCGTAATCCACCAAGACCTGTCAATGCTTCGATCTGTTCTAATATCTCACGCTGACGGCTTGTGACTTTATCGACATCACCTGTATCGACTGGAATAGTCTCAACTTGTCCTTGACTTGCACGAACGATAGCACCTGCGTGTACAGGAATGGCTACGCCCTTATCAGCACGAATGATCGTCTTTGCGAACTGTACTGATGTATATGCTTCACATTCTAATTTGTAATGTTCACGTTGCGCATCACTTGCGCTGTCGATATCACTAACACCAATATCCATTGTTCTTGGATCACGGCGACCATATGCTATAAAGCCAGGTATTGCCATGCCTGCAGGATATGTACCAGTGCCTATCTCTTCCACATCGTTCTTGCTAGCATTCTTACCAACACGGTAGTTCTTCCAGTAACTAGGATATTCGTCCGTGCCTAAGTGATAGCATTTCAAATAATAATTGTCTTTGTCTTCGGCTTCTAGTATCTTGACATGCTTGACCATTGGCTTGCCACCGAACCATTCCCATTCCCAATTCCATACGTTGAGTGGATTGATTGCTACGACATAAGGTCTGCCAAGATTGCCTTCTTCTTCTTGTGGCATATCTACAAAGATCCAGCAATGTCCATATATGCTAGTAAGATCGCCTACTTGTTCCATGAAACTATCTAATGATCTGTTTTGTAGATCGGCATCTAACAATAATAGTTGTGCCCATTCAGTGTTGTCTGGATTGATGTACGCACCAGTAGGTGTGCAGAATTTTAATTCACGCTTGATGCCAGGCTCAAACAATACATCATTGATAGTGTCAACAATATAACGACAGATAGGCTGTGCTACTGTATTGTTTACTAGATCAGTATAGAGGTTGCTATCTTCGCTAGGTCTTTTCTTACGCACATATGTTTTAAATATTTGTCCGCCAAGATACGCATACTGGTAAGCAAGCATCTGCTCATAGATAGCATTGTATATTGGGTTTTTGTGTGTCAGTTCATTTACATTCATAGTTTTTTTTCCGTTGACGATTATACTTCGTCTAGATACTCGTAATAATCGCCGCCGAATTTTTCATCGAGGTATTCGCTTTGTTCCATGGCAGCGTATTCTTCTGGGTCCATGTCCATGACATCTTCAGTCTCTTGTGTGTACATGTCAAACTCATCTAAGGCTTTCATGACTTCTGGAAACTCACCGAACGCACGTTCAATCTCTTGGCTGCTATGACCCATGTCTGTGAGATATCTTATTACATCTTTTGCAAGATCATAATGATCGTCTTGCGGTATATAAAATTTTGAGATGACATACATCTCAACCATCATGTCAAAATCCATGGCATTACCTCTTTATGTATAAAGTATTTATACTTTGCGTACAGGTTTATACGTATAGCATTCACTATGCTTGCGATTGAACCATTGCACACCAGTAGTTTCACCACAATGTTCGCATGTCTTATATGGTTTTTTTGCTCTTTGAAAATGCTTACCATGTTTATCGACAATGCGTTTATGTCTTGTGCTGGCATTGCCATTGACTAAGTGAGCAGGATTCACGCAATGTTTTGTCAAGCATGTATGCTGTATCTCTTTGTTCTCATCAAGACCTTTTTCTATGCCTGCAACCCTATGAACTGTTGTCATCTTAGGTACCCCATCGTTGCCACGGATCATACCATAACCAGCGTTGTTCACTGGCCCAGTCCATAGCCAGCATTTACTTTTATCTTTTGGTATATCGACACGCTTCATCATTCGCTCATAAGCCGATACAGTTATTTGTTTTTTGCGAATCTTTTTTGATTTTTCATTTGTTGTAGACATACATGTATTTAGTACACTTGATAATCTTCATTTATTTCATTGCCACTAACGATATCTTCCCATGTAGGTCCACCGGGATAGAGGGGACTCTCAGGCTTGTATTTGTTAGCAGGGTCACTCATACGTGCATATCTTGGATCCATGCCCACATATTCTTTCAATGTTTGCTCATGCTGTATCGGGAACAAATGATGTATGCCATAACGCAAACAGTCACCTAATCCGTCGATGTGTGCATACTTCTGTTCAGTATATTTGACTAATCGTTTGCGACTACCATCTTCGAAATGATATGTGGTCAATGCTTCTATCAATAGTTTGTCATCTTTTTTAATACGCAACTTATCTGCATTGATGAATCCATTGACTGTATTATCAGTATCGCTAATCAATGGATTGCTCTTGCGACTGTTCACTATCTGGAAACCATATTTCTCAAGTATGATACGATCAGTAACACCGAAAGGGCTAGTAGTATCACGATTGACTTGCGTTCCTGACATGTCGATGATGCTGTACAATCTGCGTTTTGGAAAGTCTTGTCTGATGGCATCTGCTATTCCTTCTGTGCTACAATCTTTTATGGCATAACTCTTTAACACTTCTAGTCTTGCATTAGGCAAACCTTCATCTATGACTTGTGCAACGATTGCCGTCATGACACGTTTGTTGAAGTCATGGAATGTGTAAAGATCAGTACGCCTATCTATGATCTCATCAACTGTGTGTTTATGTATGTCAAACGAATAGTAAAACTGATCAGCCACACTCTCCCAGGAACATAGATAGTCTTGCGCAAACTTTAATGGACTGAGTATGCGTTTTTGTTCTTCGATATATTGTCTGTTACCACTGCGCATCTGCTCATAGTTGTAATGACGAACGATATACTTTTCAGGGCGTTCTAATGCCATCTTGAACAAATCGTATAATGGACCTGTACCATTAGGTGTACTTATCACAACTAATCTACCTTGACTATCAGGTTGTCCAACGCTTGGGCGCAATCGATTGGTTATCTCTTGTAATGTGTCACTTGTATATAATGCGGCTTCGTCAGCGATCCATACACCTACGTTGAGACCACGCAAGTTCTCACGTTGTTCTGCACTCTTGCAACGAATAAACACGCCATTAGGAAACTTGATAGTTAGTTCACTGTTGTTGATGTCGATACCATCACGCAGTCCATAATAGTTTATGCAACTTTTCTTTAATGGTTCCCATATCAATGATTTGATCATGGCACCTGTTGGCGCTGAGTAAATTATGTCTTTGTTTTTGTGATACTTAACATCAGTGGCAAAGATAGGAAGAGCGATAGCAGCCAAGAAAGTTTTCCCGGAACCAACAGGCACAATATGGATGCAATGCTTGTCACTACTAAGCATGTCTTTGAGTAAAGTAGTTTGCTCGCCATAGAGCGCAACATCAATCTTTCTTGACATTTTCTAAACTGTAGACTGGGCTCCAGTCATTCAATTCTTTTTGTGGGAAATTGAAAATAGTCTTTAGACTCTCGCCATTAGTTGTATGATCAACTTGTTGCACATCTTGTATGATGTATTTGGCTAAGCCAAGAATATATTTGCTGACTAATTCATGATTGTTGTCTAACTCTGCGTCACGTATCTTTTTGTTTATGAACTGGCTGAATGTCATGCCTTGCTCACGACGGAAGTCATGCAACAATGTAGCAGGACTTATCTTGTTTGTTGAGCCTTTAGGTCTGCCACTGTTGATTCTTGGGCCGCCGCGCCCACTTTTTGGTTTTTTTGATTGTTTTTCAGACATTGGTCATTTCCTTTCACTATCTTGACGATAGTTCCATCACTTTTGTATATCATTTTTGGTTACTGAATATCTACCGCAACATGCTGTGGTAAGTTCATAGCCATGTGTTTTAAGTTTGTCACTGATCGCTGTTTTAACATGTGTGAATTGTTCCTTTGTCATGAATGGAAAGTATTTGAGATTTCTAACTTTGAGAAGTATCTGTTTCTCATCCATGTTATTGATACGATTTATCTCATCATTATGATCATACATCATATCACTCCTTCATCACGCAGTATCTTCATAGCCCATGTCAAGCCAGCAGGTCCGCCCCACATAAGATATGCTTGTGTACCTTTGGTATTTTCACCTGGCTTATAATAGACTCTTGCTCTACTCAAGAACTGATATGTGCGCATGACAGTATCGAGGCTAACGTTCTCACGTTTAGCAAACTGATTCGCACGTTGTAAGCCAACAGCAGTACCACCTTTATTGCTGGGTGTGCTTTCGTCACGCATTTTTAATCCACGCTTGGCATTATTTGCCATAGTCTCTGTTGGCTTGTAACTCATTTCTTTTTCACAGGCGTGCAGACATCACGACCATTTACTGTGCCACTATATCGATATCCTTGCCAGCATGCCTTAGCATCTGCGCCTACCTTCTTACCTTGTTGATTAGTCTGTGGTAATTTCACAGGCTTCATTGGATGTTTCATATATCACCTCACTTCTTTGGTGGTTTAGGTCTTTTGTTTTTTGCGGTTCTCATGCCGCGTGTTGGTAATGGTTGTCTCATGTTATTCTCCTTGTTAAACATAAACTTTCTCCCAGTCTTTTGGATCATCTGTTGGGTCCAATCCATCATACAATGTCTTGTCACTACTATCAAGTTTGCTCTTGTACTTGAGTGTACCGAATACTGATAATAGTTTTTGGTTATTCTTTTTCCAATTCTCTACGATCTCATCGTAACGATCACTACCTAAGATGAGTTTTA